TAAAGCTGCTAGAGCTATCAGACCATCCAAAGTTAAAAAAATGCTAAAACCTGCATATGACAAGGCTACAAAACCTGCCCTGCAAGGCACTAAATTTGCTTCAGGAGAAGCATCTTTGATAAAAGGGATAAAGGGTGCAGCCAAAAAAGGATATGAAGGTTATAGAGGCTTATACGGAGCAACATTAGGTAGCTCTACTAAGCGAAAAATCACATCAGCTTCACTAGGCGGTTATACGCTAGGGTCGTGGATGGATGATGATGAGTAATGGCTAAGAAGAAAAGTTCTATAGGAGCCATAACCTTTATCAAGGAATCACCTAAAAAAAGACCAGGCAGACACGCTAAAAGTTATAATAAGCGTTTGCCAAAACGAAAACAACAAATAGGACAAGGAAACTAATATGTGGGCAAAATTTGGACAGATGGCAGGAAAAGCCATATCTAAGATAAAAAAACCAAAAGGCTTGAAACAGAAAGCACAGGCAGTTATGTCTAAAACTAAAGTTCAAGCTAAAAAAATAGCAGGAAAAACTAAAAATCTTATTAAAAATCAATATGAATTTACTAAGAATTATCCAGGACTTTCAGCAGCTACAATAGCAGGAGGAGCTGTAGTAGGATCAGGCGTAGGATATGGTATTAATAAAATGAGAAAAAAAAATAAAAAAAAAGAATACAAAACTACTGATCTTGATTTGGGTAAATATAGCTACAAAATAACTTCGTATAAATAAAATGGCATCTAGATTAGAACAACTAGCAGACGACATAATGAACTTATCGCAAGATGAGGCTCAACAACTACAAGTTATTATTAAAGCTAAGCTTATGCCTGAAGTTGAAAGACAAAGAGGATTATTAGCTGAACAACAACAAGCTATGCCTCAACAACCACAACAAGCTCCATCTCCAATGGCAACACAACGAGATGTTAGAATGGCAGGATTATTAAGATGATAAAAAAGCTTTGGAAAACATTGAAAAAATACATACAAAAATGTATAGATTCTATTAACGATTTAATTAAAAACTTTAAAGGAGAATAATTATGCCAATGGTAGGAAAAAAGAAATTTGCGTACACAAAAAAAGGTAAAGCTGCTGCAAAAAAATACGCAAAAAAATCTGGTAAAAAAATGAAATCTAAATATTAATGTTAACAAACATTATAGCAAAGCTAACAGGAGAAACTATAATACCAATGAAAAAAAAACCAAAACTAGGATCAGGAAAAAGATTTAAACAATTAACTTCTAAATTAAAAAAACAAGGTGTTAAAGATCCAAAAGCTTTAGCAGCTGCTATTGGAAGAAAAAAATACGGAAAAGCTAAATTCCAAAAATTAGCAGCAAGGGGTAAGAAAAAATAATGTATAAATTACAAAAAGTAAAAGGCGAAGGCGTTAAAACAATAATTGAAACTACTAGACCTAGTAGAGTTAAAGCTAAAACAAGTTTTATGCAATCAGTAGGAAAGAAATTTTCTTCTGGTGCTAGAATGACTAAAGGTGTTATTAGCAAAGGAATTAAATTAGGTGCTATTGGTGCAGGATTAACATTAGCTGGTTACGCTGCTGGTGCTTCTTCTAGAAGATATGCCAAAGCTCCTAAGCCAGGTGAAAATAGAGATCTTAGAGATATGATCTTAGATCAACCTAACATCAAAACAAGATATTAATATGACAACACGAGGCGGAAAAAGAGAAGGTGCAGGTAGACCTAAAGGATCTACTACTAAAGCTAAATGGAAGATGCTTGACGAATTAGCAGTCAAGTACAATCATTCTCCATTAGATTATATGTTAGCTGTATTAAATAATCCTATGTCTTCTCCAGAAAGAAAAATGATGGCTGCGGAAAAAGCAGCTCCATACGTTCACGCAAAATTAGCTACGACAACTACTAAACTTGGATCTGATGGACCAATTAAAATCAACATCAAATGGGGAGACGAGTAAGGAAGAAGTCAAGCAAGAAGAAAAAAACATTAACATTCCTTATAGTCCCAGACCATTACAAAGAGAAGTACATAACAGTCTTAAACGATTTAATGTATTAGTTTGTCATAGACGTTTTGGAAAAAGCGTACTTTCAATAAATGAATTAATTAAAACTGCTGTTTCAAAACAAATGGCAAAGTGTGCTTTCGTAGCACCAACATACCGACAAGGTAAATCTATCGCTTGGGAATATTTAAAATATTACACCAAGCCTTTAATGTATTTAGGCGGTAGCAAAAACGAAACAGAATTAAAAATAGATCTATTTAATGGATCAACTATTCAAATCTTTGGAGCCGATCATCCAGATTCGCTTCGAGGTATGGGGTTTCATGGAGTCGTATTAGATGAATACGCATTGATGGCTCCTAGAGTTTGGACAGAAATTATTAGACCAGCTATCTCAGATCATTTAGGTTGGGTTATGTTCATAGGCACGCCAATGGGACATAATCAATTCTGGGAAGTTTATGATTTTTCATTACGAGGTCATAAAGATTGGTTTGGTCAGTTATATAGAGCTAGTGAAACTAAAGTTATTCCTGAAGAAGAATTAAGACAAGCTCAGGAAATAATGACTGATGAACAATATCAGCAAGAGTTTGAATGTTCATTTACTGCTGCGGTAAGTGGATCTTATTATGGTAAGTTAATTACTAAAGCAGATGGTGAAAAAAGAATTACTAATGTCCCTGTAGATGAAAACGTAGGCGTTGAAACTTGGTGGGACTTAGGTATAGGTGATTCAACTGCAATTTGGTTTGCACAAAGAATTGGTGAAGAAATTCATCTCATAGATTACTATGAAAATTCTGGTGAATCATTAATGCATTATGCAGACGTATTAGAGGAAAAAGGTTATGCATATGAAAGACATATAGCTCCTCACGATATTCAAGCAAGAGAGCTTGGTACTGGTAAATCAAGACTTGAAGTTTCTCAAGAACTTGGTATTGACTTTGAGATAGCACCTAAGCTAGAAGTAGATCACGGAATTGAAGCAGTAAGAAATACTTTACCTCATTGTTGGTTTGATAGAGAGAAGTGCAAGTTAGGTTTAGATGCTTTAAGACAATATAGAAAACAATGGGATGAAAAAAACCAAGTCTTTAAAAATAAACCACTACACGATTGGTGCTCACATGCCGCTGACTCCTTTAGATATGGATGCGTACACGACCCAATTGATACTACAGAATGGACTAAACCAATTAACGTAGATTATAAATACATAGTATGAAAACAGATAACGAAATTTTAGCATTATTAAATAGTGAAATTAGAGCATCATCAGGTTACATTGGTGGTGAGATTGTTTCTCGTAGAAGAAAATCATTAGAATATTATTTAGGTAAACCTTTTGGTAATGAACAAGAAGGCAGATCACAAGTAATCAGTACAGATGTATCTGATACAGTTGAATCATTAATGCCATCATTGATGAAAATATTTACAGCAGGTGATAACGTATTTCATTGTGAACCTGTTGGACCAGAAGATGAGAAAGTTGCAAAACAAGCAAGTGATTATATTAACCACGTTTTCTATAAAGAGAATAGAGGTTTCACTGCTTTGTATACTGCATTTAAAGATGCATTGATTCAAAAGAATGGAATACTAAAAGTTTATTGGGATGATTCTGAAAAAACTACAAGAGAAGAATATCATAAATTAACTGAAGATGAATATAATTTATTAATTGCTGATCCAGAAATTTCTATTGGTGAACACGAAGAATACGAAGAAGAATTTAAAGATCAAAATAATAAAGTAATTGATAAAGTTAAATTTCATAATGTAGTAGTTTATAAAACTCAATTATATGGACAAGTTAAAATTGAACCAGTACCACCTGAAGAATTTTTAATTGAACGTAGAGCTAAGTCTATAGATTCTGCAAACTTTGTTTGCCATAGAACTTATATGACAAGAACTCAATTAGTTGAAATGGGTTATGATCAAGATGTAGTTTATAACTTACCTACTGGTGATTCAGAATATTATTTAGAAGACAGACAAGTTAGATACCAAGAAGTTGATTTCTCAGCTCCACAAGATAGAGGTGATGATTCTTCTGATGAAGTATTAATACACGAATGTTATGTAAGAATGGATGCCAATGAAGATGGCAAATCAGAATTATATAAAGTTTGTTTAGCAGGAACAGGTGCATATAAAATATTAGATATGCAAGAGATTGATTCAATTCCTTTTGTTTCAATGACTCCAATTATAATGCCTCATAGATTTTATGGCAGATCTGTATCTGAATTGATTGAAGACATACAATTAATTAAATCTACTGTGATGAGACAAATGTTAGATAATATGTATCTAACTAATAATAATAGAATTGCAATACAAGATGGTCAAGTTGCTATTGATGATTTATTAACTAATAGACCTGGCGGAATAGTTAGAACTAAACAACCACCTGCAAACGTAATGCAGGTTATGACTGCACAACCAATTACAGAACAAGCTTCTGGATTGTTATCTTACTTAGATGCAGTTAGAGAATCTAGATCTGGAGTTACTAAAGCTGCACAAGGTTTACAATCAGATTCATTAAATACAGAAACTGCTACTGGAATGAATCAAGTATTAACTCAATCTCAAATGAGAATGGAGTTGATTGCTAGAACATTTGCTGAAACAGGTGTTAAAGATTTAGGAATTAAAATATTTGAATTACTTTGCAAGTATCAGCAAAAAGAAAAATTAGTTAGAATTAGAGGTGAGTTTGTTCCTATGACTCCTTATGAATGGAGAGATAGAGTTAACTTATCTGTTAAAGTTGGATTAGGTACAGGATCAAAAGAACAACAATTAATATTATTAAACTCAATATTACAAAGACAATTACAAGCAATACAATTGCAAGGTAATGTTTATGGTCCAGTAGTTAATCTTAAAAACATTTACGCTACATTACAAAAATTAATTGAGAACGCAGGATTAGGTAACGCTGAACCATTCTTTATGGATCCAGAAGTTGGTGCTGCACAAATGCCACCATTACCACCACCTGCTCCTACTGAATTTGAAAAAGTATCATTAGCTCAAGTACAAGGTGAAAACGAAAGAGCTGTACTAAGTTCTCAAGTTCAAATGAAGAAATTAGAATCAGAATTACGACAGTCATTATTAGATTTCGAATTAAGAGTAAAAGAAATGGAATTAAAATATGGCACTAAGATTAATGAACTTGAATTACGTAACAAATCTATGGTAGAACAAACGCAAGTTAAACAATCAGGTGATATATTTAAAGAAATAATGAAAGGTCAACAAAAGTTTTTCAATGAAAGAGGA